CTACAGTTTCGTGATAGTGCTATCTATATTAATTCTAGTACTGACGGGCAGCTTGACCTTGTAGCTGACACAGAGATACAGATTGCAGCTACTACTATAGACATGAATGGTAATGCTGATATCTCAGGTAACTTGGGTGTTGGTGGCAATCTTACAGTAACAGGTACTACTACCTTTAATGGTGGTACGATTACAATGGGTGATGCAGCCACTGACAATGTTGTGTTTGGTGCTGACGTAAACTCAAGTATTATTCCTAATACAGATAGTACATACGATCTTGGTTCATCTAGTCAGGAATGGCGTGACTTGTACATTGATGGTACAGCCTACGTAGATGCTATTAACTACAACGGTACAGCTATCTCAGCTACTGCTGCTGAACTTAATATCATGGATGGTGTAACTGCTACAACAGCAGAGCTAAACCTTATGGACGGTGTTACTGCTACTACTGCAGAATTAAACATCATGGATGGGGTAACAGCAACTGCTGCTGAGTTAAACATTCTTGATGCTAGTGGTAGTACAATAGGCAGTCTATCAGAGATTAGTACTATTGCTAATGATGACGTATTCCTTGCATTAGATACTTCTGGTGGTGGTATAAAGAAAGTTGCTAGAAGTACTGTAGTATCTGGCCTTGCTACCTCTAGTGCTATTTCTAATGTAGCAGAAGACAGTACTCCACAGTTAGGTGGAAATCTAGACCTTAATGGCAATGACATTGTTACTACTTCTAATGCTACACTAGACCTAGCACCTAATGGTACAGGTACTGTTGTTGTACGGGGTAACACTAACTCAGGTGCTATTGTATTTAATTGTGAAAGCAACAGCCACGGTCAAACAGTAAAAGCACAACCACACTCTGCAGGTGTTACTAATAGTATGCTTTTACCTGCAGGTGCTAACTCTACTTTAGTATCACTTGTATCTACAGACACACTTACAAATAAAACACTAACCTCTCCTAAGATTAACGAAGACGTAGCAGTGACTTCAACAGCTACTGAAATTAATATAATGGATGGAGATACCTCTGCAGGTACTACGGCTGTAGCTGGTGGTGACGGTATTGTTACTAATGATGGTGGTACTATGCGCCAAACTACAGTAGATACCTTTGATACATACCTGTCAGCTACGTCTAAGACACTCACAAACAAAACACTTACTACACCTATTGTAAACGCAGGGGTTCAGCTAAAGAATGGTGCTACCTCTGCAGGGTTCCTTGAGTTTTTTGAGGATAGTGATAACGGAACTAACAAAGTTACACTTATAGGCCCATCATCTACTGCAGATATTACCTTGACTCTTCCTAGTACTGCTGGTACACTTGCAAC